TTATATAGCGCAGAGATCGATCTTATGCTGATAAATGCCCTTTCGGGTATCGTAATCCATGGTATAACCGGCCACGCGGTAGAAGGATGCGGTCTGATTGCCAGGTGTATCCGTGATGGCGAGAACATCCCACTGTTCTACCCCACAGTGTGGGGGAATGGTGACCTGTGCCATTGCGCCATCAAGGCGGGCCTTTGCAAGTTGGGCCGTGGCCACTGCGGCCGCGACGGTGGCGGTGGGGATGGCGGGGTTGTGGTGGGCATCCATGCGCTCACCGACCAGGTCAACGTCGGCCTGTGTGATGGCGCTCCCGGCCACCTGTGCGCCGGTAGCATCCGAGCCCACGACGTAAGTACGGTTGATATCCGGAGCATCAACGGCATACACAGCCGCGAGGATGGGATGAAAACCTGCCGGAGGATCAGCCATTATTCAGTCAGGGCGGCGACCGGCTTTAAGGTGGCAATATTCACTTCAAGGTGCGCCCGGTCGGCCGCTTTGCCGGCGCTATCTGTGAGCTCCGCATTGGCATCGGCGGTTTTTATGAGCAAGCCGAACACGGATTTCTTGGCCTGGGTGATGGTTACGGCACCTTCGGATACGGCGATGTTGCCATGCTGGTCCTCCGGGATTATGGCATAAAGATCATTTATATTCATAATCAGCCCTCGCTTATAAGTGTAATAGACATTATGCGGATACACAGGATATCAGTGGCCGATTGAGAGGTAACCTGTAGAACAGCATCACCACCATAGGTTAAAATAGCCGCGTTCAAATAACTAAGTACAGAGGAACCTGAACCGGCACCAGTGGTTAAATCTTGATAAGCGGATGCAGAATATGGTATTTGATATCTTAAATAATTCGCTGTTCCTAAAGTAGTCGCTTCCCCGCCAAGTCGAAGACACCCTTGACCTGCCATGGTGAAACTGAGAGCCTGAGCACCACTGGTTGATCCTGAACCTACTCCATACCATAACTCACAGACTGAAATTACGGGGCTATGATTACCAGGTGACCAGAAAAAGAAATAGAATGTATGAGCAGAACCATCTTTGAGTAGATTGTAGATGATTTCCTTTGTGCCCACTAAAGTAGCCTGAACGGCCAGCTGATTGCCTGTAGTGGAATAGGTCAGATCATAGAGTAGATGATTTGCATCCTGAGCATCCACATACACCCTGCATCTGAGATCGTGCGTACCATCATCCGAATCGATGGTGACACTGAAGCGAGAGGCAATACGCATAATTGCCAGTCTACACGCAGCCAGGGTAGATGCCGCTCCATTCAAGACCGTGGCGGTGGACAAAGTCTGTGTCGATGAATAATCGGCATTACCCACACCTGAAGCCTCGGCGGTGGCGGAGATGGTTTTGGTTGCGGCTTCCAGATCACCGGTATCCTTTAAAGTAGGAAACCAACTGATATTTTCAATGATCCGTCGAGAATTGGAATGTAATTTATTTGCCATCAATTAACTCCCTGGCCTTCATAATCAAGTTGATAGGTGGCATGGCCAGTGCCATCGATTACCTGCAGGACCAGCCGGTCCCACTGGTTGGAGTAATGGAACTCCGCGACCTCCGCGGGGGATAGAGTGGTTTCGGGGACGAGAGTGATGTCGAGGCCGCCCTGCACGGCATAGCCGATAAGTCTATATTTCAGCGTCAAGGTGGCATGGGTGTTTTCGAGTAATATAGTCTTGTCGCCCAGCTCCGAGACGGCCCAATCGTGGGCGGTGACATAGGCAGCGGTGGTCGTACCGGTCTTAGAACCATTATCTAATTTCCACACAATAATTTCTCCCCGGACGTACCTAAAGGTACGCTCCTACGTTTATTCACGTTCTTTACGGGAACCTCAAATAATAGGACGCGGTATCGGTAATCAGGGGATTGACGATATAGCCAGTAAGGCCGACAAAATAGATAACATCCGGCACCAGGGCAAGGAGCTGGCGGAGGACCACGGCGGCATTCTCGCCAGTATGCACCTCGAAGCGGGGATAGGTGCCTATGATATCAGAGCTGCGGGATACATAGGACAGACTGCCGCCCACGGCCTGCACGAGCTTTTCTATGATGGCATACAGGGCGGTGACATCGCTGGCCTCATTCCAAAATACCGGCCGATTGAAAGAGTAACGTTCTAACAGAGCCCATGCATCAATACAATCTATGACCAGGTACGCATGACCGGGTGCACGGGCATAGGATATACGCTCGACATAGTATTTCCCTGCCACTGACAGAAGAGCGGACCCGGCCGTGTAACCGATCGATAAGGTGACTTCTGCTCCACGCTTCAATTTCCCCACGGCTGACGCCGCTCCGCCGCCGATGTTGTTATAAGTGCCTGCGGAATTATCCAGGGTAACTTCTAAAGAAGAAGGCGCCATGGGTTTGACAGTTTCCTTAACGGCAAGGATCTGCGCCGCGGTGACGGCGTAAAGTGTCCCTGGACCGGCACCAGCGGTGGGTGGGGCCCAAGAAGAGGGTAGAGATGAGCGCCAGACCTGGTTGGGCGCTGCGGCATACAGATAGGTTCCATCACAACACAAAGCAAAGCCATAGGTCGCGATAACATCGAGTGGCCATGCTCGGGACCAGTCACTATCTGTAAATGCAGTGCCTGGACGGAGACGGTAGAACCACGGTTTATTACCCTTAGCGAAGCTAAAAACCGCTCCGAGTGAAGCATGATAGGTAACATAAGGATCGTCGACGCCGAGGTTATCGGCGGCCTGTTGTTGCATGACAGAGCTGACCTGCTCGTAATAGGTTGGCACGCTGCGGCCCGGGCGGCCGGTGTGGAACTGGCGCAAATGCATGGCTGCGCTGAAATCCACACGGGCCTTGTATGAATTGATATAGGACCAGCCGGACCAGGTACCTGCGGAATATGATCCGCCATCACCATACACACCCCTGGCGAGACGGATATACGAGCCATCCAGAAGCAAGGCGAGTATATTCCAATCACCGTTATAGTAAAGTGCAAGGGCTGATATAGCATGATCACCGCTGATCTGACCAAGGCCGGTGGACCAAGTACCTGCCGTGCGCCGTTGAATATACAACGAAGTCGGATCATTTTTGTCAGAGGCATGGACGACGGCGAGGTCACCATTGGGTTTGAAAGCCGCTGCGCAGCCGCGTTCACAGGGGCGGGCATTCATCATGGCCGTGAAGGCCCCGAAGGTAGCACCGCTATCGGTTGACCGCTTATAATAAAGATAGGTTCCATCGTCATCAAAAGCAATTACCTCTGTCCCAGATGCTGCCATGCCGATGGAGTTATTGCTGACGCCATCGCCCCAATCCACCCAGGTCGTCCAATCATCACCAGATGATGGAGTGGTGACACGCTGGTATTTAATATGCACGCCATCCTTGCGCACGCGGCAAATCGAGCCATCGGCGGGCATGGCGGCCGAATGCCTGCCTAGGGCGGTGGCATCGGATACCAGCAGCTCCCAGTTATAATCTGACCACTGCAGGGCGGCCGCTGCGACGTTCGTCGGGTGATCATAACTTGCGACCTCCAGTTTAACAAGGGGATTACGGCTGGCGGCCCGTTGGGCAGTGGTGAAGGCGGTTGATAAAGTTCTCATATAAGATAAATTCCAAACTCCGATGTCATTGCGAGCGAAACGTGGCAATCTAACAACCTAGAATAGATTGCGTCGTCGCTTCGCTCCTAGCAATGACATGTAACAACTACTTGCCTTTAAATGACACCTAAAGAAGTTTCACGTAGTCCCAGCCCACCTGAGTAGGGCTGTAGGATTTGCCGCTGTAAATGCTCCAATCCACAGTTTTGCCGACGAGCTGGGCGAGGCCATCCTGGGCATTGTAGAGCTCGTTGAAATAGGATATGAGGTTACGCAGCTCGTCGAAGGTCTTGTCGCTGCAGGTTAAGCCGTTTGCCTTCTCATAGTCCTTTTTTAATTTGAGCAAATAGGTGTGGTAATTGTTGGCCTCGGCTAGGGTGGGGGGCTTGGGAAGTTTCGTCTGATATTTAAAGGCCTCGCTGAAAAGCTCAACGGCCTTGTCGACCAAGCGCTTGGCTTCCTCGATTCTCTTCGCTTTCGGCACCTCCCGGAGGTCGAAGTTGGTTATGATGGGATAATAGTAAAAGGCCCGGCTGATAGGAGTTACCTCGACACCATCCTTTCGGCAGGATTCCTCGGCGGTTCCGACCGCGGCGTCGATATCGAACGGGATATAGTTATCCCCCGGTGTAGCCGGCATGACAGACGCAACGGCTGGCTGCTGAGCTGGTGTGCTATCAGCTTTTGGGGATTGTTCCTGTTGAGCAACTGTTGAAGCGATCTTGGGGGCAACTTTGACTTTCTCTTTATCGATGCTGGCCTGCCTTATGACATAAACTGTGCCGACTATTGATATAATTGCCGCCCCGAGTACATCAACCAGGAAAGCGCCGGCTGCCTGTGCCTGGTTCGGGTCATGGATAATTAAGGGCAGGGACGCTGCGATCAGGGTCAGAATAGTGATGATAATTTTCTTGTAACCGTCCAGGGGGGTAGTTTCCATGATTTCAACTCCTTTGAAGCTGTGTAGCTTCGGATTTTATTTTCGGCCTCAAAAAGATGGCCTCTATCTGCCAAAAACAGGGGCATGCCCGTTTCCACCTGTTTTGTTATTTCCAGCATGGCATTAAATCAGGACGCATAATGCGACAGGGATTTGACAGCCTGCTGACCTGTAATGAGCGGCCAGGTGACGAGCTGCCAAAATGATCAGCTCGGGATCTGCATGACAACGGACACCGTTGTTACCCCAACGACTCAATAGCAGAGTGGCATAGTCGAGCAACACGAAATCAATGGTCTGCTCTACGGGCTTGCGGCCGATATCCCGCGTATGATGCGGAAGCTGCCAGGTTGCAGTATCATACTCATCCTCTCGGATGGCATAAGCATCAATGGGAAGGCCATCCTTAAATAGCTTCAGTTTCGCGGTCGCGGCTTCCTTGATCTTCGGCTTTGCCACTTTTTGCGGTACGGATACAGGAGGCGATTTTTTACGGACCATGAATTATTCCTCCGCTGACATTTGAAATGTTTTGAGTTTCCTAGTGATCGACCCGATGGTAATTTCATTAAGGAAAGCGGCCATCTTTGATTTAGCCTGGTTAGCGATAGCGGCGGCTTCCAGTTTATAACTGGCTGCGATCTGTTGAAGCTGGCGGCCTTCCTGGATATGCGAGTTGGCGCTTTCGAGATGGCGACCTGCTATCTGAACATAGCTCTGACGCTTAAGATTCAATTCCGAGGCCGTATTGATATAGGCATTTGCGGTGCCAATGTATTGTGCACTAGTGGCGATATAAGCGTTTCGTTTATCGTCCAGCGCCTTTACATGAGCAAGCTCTATCTGGGCGGCTGTAAGATATTCAGCGGCCTGGCGGATGCACTCAGCGGCCTGCTGATTGCAAGAATTGGCAGCGTCGATATCCTTACCAGCATAGGTAGCCCACTTACCAGCGGGATCTTCGCCTGTATTTGCAGTAGGGATAAAATCGTCACCGGTTGCAAGGTCTGTGACAGCTGCTCCGATGCGTATAGTAGAGGCTGTAAGGGCTGTGGTGGCCGCGGTAAGAGAAGTGCCTGCTGAAGTGACGCGGATGGCCACATCAGTCAATTTTGAGGCAATGGCGGCATCAATACTACCGCCCGCGGTGGAGATTGCGGAAGTCAGGGTAGCAATAGCGGCGGTAAGTTGTGTGCCTGCACTGGTGAGCTGAGTACTGATATCGGTGGCCACCGCGGCCGCACTGGTGAGAGCTGCTTCCGCCAGCGTGACCTTGCTCGAAACATTGGCAACGGCTGTGTTGGCGGCTTCAAGTGTCGTGGCGATCTTACCCGCAAGGGTAGTATCGGCATATTGTTCGAGGGCAAAGGCAAGTGCCCCCAGCTCGATTAAATCACTATATTTTGTGTCATAGGTGCGGGAAGCATCGGTCAAGGTATGGACGCCTGACCAGTAGACATAGCAATTCGCGGCGTCGCCCAGCTCCTGCATGTATAGGGTGTCCTGGATGATCGAAAAGGGCTTGAAGGTTGGCGGCTTATCGTCGACCGGGAACTCCAACTTATCAACGGATATGCGGTTTGTGCAGGTAGAAAGACTGATGGCATAATCTCCGGTCGTAGTGGCGATGGTGGTCTTCTGCTCATAGGGATGATGCCGCGAGAACATAGCCAGCGCGCGGGCAATAGCACGCTGAAGGTCTGCGTCTGCCCAGCGTTGTGAAACACCGGCCGGGTCGCCCAGGTCGGTACGGAGCTGCGCCACTAAATCAGCTAAATAAGTTGCCGGCATATCATTACCGCATCGTTGCCTGATCACTTGGGGAGCGGCCGGGGGAACCGGCCCGACCGCTCCCGCTATATGAAGGAGGCTACTTAAAGGGCAATCACTCCTTTAAGCCTAAGCTATACTATCCGCACGGCTGTTTAGAAAAAAGAGGATGGTATCGGCCGCGAGGATAATGCCGATGATGGTATTAGCATCACCGCTGGTGGAGGGCGCGGTTTCCGTTACCTGCCCATTATTGCTGCCTTCAGCCACGTAAACGGGATTGCCCGGGGTAGCCCCACTGTAGCCTTTGACTGCGGCGGTATGGGAGACGGGTACGATATCACCCGAGGCGCCGTCTTTAAGCGCGACCAGCCGCCCCTGTATGACCGAGTTGACAGTAGCCAGAGCGGGCTTCCAGCCCGAGCTGTAACCCAGTATGTCGCCTTCCTTGCAGGCTACGGCCAGTGCGACGGTTGGAGCAGCCGGACCGGGGGACCACTGGATCTGGCGGCCTTTGGCGGGATCAGAGAAAGCCATAATTAATCTCCTTTATCACCTCACCCTTGCCCTTCTCTTCGAGGAGAGGGGCACAGATAATAGAGAAGGGGCTTAGCCCCTTACTCAACATCCCCGGGGTTATGGTGGAATTATTTATTTGGATATTTACGCATTAGTCTTTTACGCCGATCAGTGCGGCAGCCTTGATATTGGAGAATAGGGCCAGGCTGACATACCATTTAATACGCGTGCGGGAGGCGTCCTTGGTCTCCATCTCTCCGATCCTGATTACCTGCAGCCCGCCGCGGTCGGTAAGCCCGCAGATGCCGTCCTCGCCGAAGGATAATGAATAGACGGTTGAGCAGGTATCACCGGTGTATGCGGTCTCGACGCTGCCCGACAGTGTATGTGTATCTTTGATGAAATCATTCACGGCGATGGGTATGCCGTTGTAGTACTGCACGAACTCACCCAGTGCGCCTTTGCCTACCTCGAGGTTATTGCCCGCCGCCCTGGCCAGCGCCATGATCTTGCGGCGGGAGCGCCTGCTCATCATCAGCAGGTCGGGTTTGCCTCCCTTGACCGCATCGACAAGCTGGTCGATCATAGAAAGCGTGAGAGTGGCGCCCGTTGCGCCCGCAGCGATAAGCTGGTCACTGGCAGCGCCGGTATTGATCAATTTGACCAGTCCGTCGAACTGGTTGGGGTTGGATATGTTGTCACCGTAGATGAGCTTATCCTCGAGCTCGTGACGGATCGCCTTGGCGGTGAGCTCGATGATGGCGGACTCTACGTCCTGAATATTAGAGCGCGTCTGCCTGATGTAGTTGTCCACATCGGCGTTCTGGCCCAGTATAGCCAACGTGGCCGTCTTTTGCGTGAAAGTGACAGCCGGGCTGGTGGTCCAGTCGTCATTGACGGCATGCCATTCCGCCGACGGCAGGGACAGCTCACGGTTATAGGTCAGAGCGTTGCCCTGTATCTCGATCCACGGCAGGAGCTGTAGCAGAGGGCTATCCTTGACGATAGTCTCGATAACACCCTGGTAGAGGACGTCATTGGAAAGCTTGGCGGCTTCGGTTAAAAGTGTTGCCATAAGTTACTCCTTGATCACCTCACCCCTTCAGGAAAGAAACCTGTAGGGGCGTACATTCAGGTGCGCCCAAACGGGCAAGTTTAAATCCGCCCCTATATGGTTTTACGGGGGTTACCGGTGATATGTTTATTTCTTTTCCAGTCCCTGTTTGATCTTCTCCCTGGCTGAGAAGCCGGAGAGGTCGGGGGCCGACCTTTCCGGTGCACCGGTCGGGATGGTCAGGTCCTTAAGTTCGGCCTCGAGCGACGACCTCATTTTTTTTACCAGTCCGTTGACCTTTTTGATAGAGGCGTCGATCTCATCGACCGAGCTACCGCTGATCATGTCGTCAGAGTATAGCGGGCTGGTGCTGACGGCCAGCTTGCGGTAGGCGCTTACGGCATCGTCCAGCGCTGACTTGAGCCGGTCGCAATCTTCCGCCCGTTCATCCAGCGATTTTTTAGCTTTGCTGAGGGCGGTTTCCAGTTCGGCCAGCTTTTCCCCTTGCTGCTTTTCTGGTTCAATGCCTTGAGCTTGCTTCGTCGCTTCGCTCCTTGCAATGATCTGTTCCTTTAAGGGTTCACCCGTTTTTTCAGGCACGTTCTGTAGGGGCGGGTTTTTAAACCCTCCAGGATTTTCGGGCGCACTTGAAGATAGAGCCTTGGGTTCGGATTGTTCTTCTGTCATCTTTCTCTCCTTTGTCACTGCGAGCGTCAGTGAAGCAATCCTTTCGTCGTTTCACTCATCGCAATGCCATGTTCAAAGCGCAGTATCCACCTCTACGGCCGTGCTTCTCTCTCTCGCTTTGCCATAGGCTGGCTGCGCCTTAAACTCGCTGTTCATTTCCAGGATGCGCCTGCGTTCGGCCATCCATTTCTCAAACTCGGCCTCGGGGTTGCGAACGGCCAGGTTATCCATAGCGGTGCGCCGCGAATGTATGCCCGACTGCACCATGAGTTGTTCGTTCTGTGCCTCCCTTGCTCGGTCTTGTGGCAGGACGTGTCCCCAGAGGATGCGCTGGCTCACGCCGGTGAGGTCCTGGCGGGCGAACTTTTTATACAGGGCCAGCACCATTTCATTGCGCCGCCTGTAGACGTTGGTCCTGATCAACCGCTTGCGGCGCACCTTTTGCAGCAGCGACTGCAGTTCAACCTCCAGGGCGATACCGGACAGATCCCGTTCCATACCGCCGTAGGCTGCCCGCGGCGATTCAGACAAGTCGTGCATGGTGCGGTAGACCAGGTCGATATAGTCGATGTGTAGCCGTATACCACCACCCTGAAGCAGGTCAAGCAGGTAGGCGCGGGCGTCGGGAGGAACATTCCAGACAGCGCCCGGTACAACCTGTATGTTTTCCGACTGCTCCACACCCTCGAGGACGGCGATGGGATTGCCCGAGACCTCGAGTATTCGTGAAAGCTGGGTTAGTGCGCGGTTCAGCTCGCGCTGGGGCTCGCGCAGGGCCGGTATATCGGACAGGCCCCAGAATTGCTTGGGCTGGCGCAGGTTGGGGAAGATTATAAATGGTATGAAACCATAGGGGTTGGGCTTGCGTTCTATGACCTTATCGTCCAGGTAAAGTGCGAACTGCTTCGCATCCCAGACCTCGGTAATGAACACGTTCTTCTTACTGATCTTCTGCTTGTAGAGTGTGGCTACTTCGTCTGCCGTAAGCTGGTAGCGCGACGCAACGCGATAAAGGCGTGTGATGTCATCGCCCTGCCACCACGTAAAAATGCCGTTGACGTCCGGGGCTGTTATGCGAACCCTTTTCTCAGTAGCGTCCCAAGTGACCTTGTAGCACCCGTCGCCCAGTATGGCGGCATCTATCTCTGTTGTATAGTCAAGCTCGGAGCAGTTGTTCCGATCGTAGACGTTGTAAACCAATTCCTCCGCCCTTTTTGCCATCGCCACTACCCGCGGGCCCTGTAGGGGCGGACCTTCAGTTCCGCCCGTCTTATCACCCGCCTCCGGCTCGCAGGCGAAATTCAATTCGTTCATCAGGTAGCTGGTGACCTTATCCACAGCGATCTTGACATAGTTAAATACAAGCTGGCGGTAGCGTGAGCGTTCCGACCACTGAGTGCCATTATAGAAATCGAGGTTGGACTTGTAGCCGGCGAGGCGTGCGCGGTCCATCTGGTCTAAACTCTTAATATCAAAATCCATACTTACAGCACCTTACCCTTCCTCTTCATCTCTCTTTGCACTGTGCGTGCACATACCCCGAAAATCTTTGCCACCTCTTGTACACCAATACCGCCGCGACGCATCTTTTTCATCGCCGAAGCCCTCAACTTCAGCTGCATCCGTTGCTTCCCACGCGGCTTCATCTCCAAGCATTGCGGAAATGGGCAATCCAGACACTTAGAATAAAGCTCGCATCCCGTATCTTTCCAATTCGAATATTCTCCCGGTAAAACGGGAACATCACGCACGATGGCGATTATAGGACTGTCGTATATCTGGGTTACATAGCAATCTGTCGGCTCATGAACGCGATTTTATCGTGAGCAAGCGCAACTGCTCGTTTGTTTTGGAAGGGGTCCCGTACTACGATATGATCCAGACCGACGCAGCCATAAGCACCGGCAACAGCGGCGGGCCCCTGGTTAACCTGGACGGCCAGGTAATTGGCATCAACAGCGCCCACGCCCTGTTCGCTCAAAACGTGGGCTTTGCCATTAGCATGAATACGGCTAAATACATTTTCGAGAACGTTGTCACACTGGGCGAGCCCTATCATCCCTACGTTGGCATCACCGCCGAAGACATGAACCCGCAGCTAACCAGTACAACAACGGGTACGATGCGGCGCGCTATCATCACCAGCGTGGAGGCTGGCTCTCCGGCTGCCGCCGCCGGGCTGAAGGCGAACGACATCATACTGGACATCAATAATCAGGAAGTGCATACGACGTCCGAACTGGTCAAGACCATCTTGCGCAAGAGGGCAGGCTCTATAATCCAGGTAACCTGTCAGCGCGGGGTAAAGACTGTGCTGTTGATGGTGAAGCTGGCAACCAGGCCTGACGCCAAACCACTGGCTCAGCTTTAATCTATCTCCCACCAGCGGGAAGGAAATGCCTCTTTGATGTATCGGTCGCCTTTGCCCACCGGCTTCAGGCCCAGGGCGCGCATGTCGGCGTCCACCATGATCATGATAAGCTCCTCGAACCCAACCTTCGGCTGCCAGCCCAACTCTTTAGCCGCTTTCGAGGCGTCGGCCTGCAGTTCGTCCACCTCGGTGAGACGCAAGTAACGGGGATCGGTCTTAACGTATTTGCGCCAGTCCAGGCCGGCATATGTAAAGGCTGTCTCGATAAACTCCTTCACTGAATGCTTGCGGCCCGTGCCGATTACATAGTCCACCGGCTGCTCTGTCTGCAACATCTTCCACATGGCCTCGACGTACTCCGGGGCATAGCCCCAGTCCCGCTGCGCATCCATGTTGCCCATAGAGATATGGTCCGTTTTCCCGGCCAGTATCTGCGCGATGCCGCTGGTGATCTTGCGCGTGATGAAGTTTTCACCGCGGCGGGGCGACTCGTGGTTGAAGAGTATGCCGTTGCAGGCGAAAAGGTTGTAGGCCTCACGGTAGTTGACCACTATCCAGTAGCCGAAGAGCTTGGCCGCGGCATAGGGGCTGCGCGGGTAAAAGGGCGTCCGCTCGCTTTGTCTGCTCTCAGCCACCTTGCCGTAAAGCTCGGAACTCGAGGCCTGGTAAAACCTGGGCTGGAGTTTGGTCTCGCGTATGGCATCCAGCAGCCTCAATACGCCGATGCCGTCAACCTCCGCGCTGTATTCCGGCACCTCAAAGGATATCTGCACATGGCTCTGGGCAGCCAGGTTGTAGATCTCGTCCGGCTGCACACGCTCCAGGACACGGTTAAGGTTGGAGGAATCGGTCATATCGCCGTAGTGCAGGAAAAGGCGCTGCTTCCTCTCATCAACGCCGAACTTGATATGGTCCAGCCGCGTGGTGTGAAAGGTGCTGGCGCGCCGGACTATGCCATGCACCTGGTAGCCCTTGCCCAGCAGCAGCTCGGCCAAATAGGACCCATCCTGCCCAGTTATGCCTGTAATAAACGCCTTCTTAGCCATATCTCTCCTCGTATGAATACCCCAATATGATTAGATTTGCCTCACATCCCAGGGGAATTGTTCGCCTTTAAGGCTGCGCTTCCAGCGCGCCAGGTCCTCGTCCACCATGATCTCCACCAGCTGCTCGAACTTTACCTGCGGCTGCCAGCCCAAATTCGCCCTGGCCCTTCTGTAATCGCCCCGCTGCAGAACGATATCGGACGGTCGCATCAGCTCTGCATCGGACTCCACACAGGTGCTCCAATCCAGACCAACCCTCTCAAAGGCCCTTCGCGCGAACTCCTCGACACTGTGCGCCTCCCCGGTGGCAATCACGTAGTCGTCCGGTGTGTCCTGCTGCAGCATCAACCAGGCGGCCTGCATGTACTCGGGCGCATATCCCCAGTCTATCTTTGCGCCCATGTTGCCCAGCGCCAAGCGGCTTCCCTTTCCAAGCGCTATCCTGGCCACTGCATCGCTGATCTTGCGCGTGACAAACTCGAGGCCGCGCAGGGGTGATTCGTGGTTGAACATGATGCCGTTGCAGATGTACATGCCGTAGCTGTCGCGGTAGATCCTCGCCATCCAGTGGGCATAAAGCTTGGCCGCGGCATAGGGGTTGGACGGCCTGAAGGGCTGGTCCTCATTATATGCACGGCCGTCCCCGGGACCGAAAAGTCCGCGCGTGGAGGCCTGGAATATCCTGGCCCGGGGAGCAGCCTGCCTGGCAGCCTCCAAGAGACCGGCCAGGCCCAGCCCGGTAACTTCTCCGCATTTAACCGGATGCTGAAAAGAAGTACCCGGCGAGCTGTAGGCTGCCAAATTATAGATCTCTCCGGGGCTGCTGAACTTGACCGCACCCAGCAGAGCTTCAGCGTTCGTCATATCGGCCTCGATCAGGCAGACCTTTTCATAAATGCCGAGGTAACGCAGCCGCCAGCAGGCCTGCTCCGATACGCTGAGGTCCAGGCCAAATACTTCATAGCCTTTCCCCAGCAGCAGTTGCGACAGGTAGGCCCCGTCCTGACCGCTGACTCCCGTTATCAATGCCCTTTTCGCCATAGCTGTTTTCAATACGCCATATATACGGTTACCTTAAAACTATACCATAAAAATGAGAAGCCAACGTGCGATGAATATTGAAGGCGTACGCAATCACAACGATCTGACCGTGATACAAATGCCATAGTACACAGGCAGGCTAATCTACATGATTTCAAGTGGATCAAAGATAGTGGTTATTGATAAGCGTCAACCTAGCATACGTATAGCAGATCAATCAGATGAACAGCGGTCTACGAGACTACTGCTCACTACGTCGTCAGGAGGATTGTCGGTAAGCGTACTGGAACTTGGTCACTTTGACTTCGCGATGTCGCGTTTAGACAGTGCGATAACCGGGCCAAACAAAAGGTTAGTTTTTTAATTAGGAAGATTTTCCTTTTCCGGTAAAAAATAAGAAGGCTATTTAGAAAATTTGGTAGGAAGATTTTCTATTTTCTACGTGAAACAGTAGCTCATAGGAGCCGGATTCAAATATACGGAACTGACTAGGGGTAGTCTAGCAGTAAAACATCAAGCCCTAAATCTGTAGCGGGAGCAGGATTTGAACCTGCGACCTTCGGGAGATGCAAGCTTGAATCTAGAAGCCTTTTCTTAGCCATCGTTCTATTCCTCTATGCCTAGCTCAGGAACTGGCTCGGATTGATTCTCGTCTGATTCTCGTGGTTCTTTAGGCTGGTCCTTTAATACCTTAGCTCTGGCGATGACCTGCTTGGTCATGGCATCGTTAAGATTAAAGCGATACTCAGAACTATTACCTTCGACCACTGTCTTACCTGCTCGGTTGAACTCTTTGCGGAGCAATTTCCTGAGTACGGCAGGGGACACACCAGCTTTCTGAGCGAGTTCCCTTGCCGTAAGTAATTTGGTCTCCTTTACCTTCTTGATCTGTGTTGCCATTTTTTTCCTCCTATATCTTTTATAGTCTGATAATAAGAGAAAATACGAGAAATCTAAATGGTTTAGTTCACATAAGGAGAGAAATATTTTGATCGTATTTTTAGAGGAATTTTATTACACAGGTTGAATTCAACAACTTATCGCTGGGAGCAGGTCAAAGTTGTTATCCGTACTCTACTTCGTAACACTGGGCAGAAATACTCGATCAAGCGATATGGAGTTTTTATGCTTAATGTCCAACTTGTCATAGTGCTCAAGTATGATATCTACAAGATCATATCCGTCGATTAGCCGGAGATTATGTTTGGATTCAGCAAATCGAATTACCTTGTCATTATAGTCAGAGAGCGCAATAAACAGGCCATACTCGTCCTGATTTAATCTTGAATAGAGTTTTTCAACGGGCTCCAATTTTATCGTCTCATCCTCGGACTTAACCTGGCATTTTATCAAAGGCTTCTCGAATCCAAATTGATCCTTATGAGCAACTATATCTACGCTCGGCATGTTTGTTGGGGTTTTTCTTGCATGGTATCCCATGGTCTCCAATAGATCAACTATAAAGTCTTCTAGCGCTTCCCCTTTGTAATTCCTTTGGATCTGCTTTAAGACGAAATCCTTTGTTTGAGATTCAACATTTTCTGTCATCTCTGCCACTTCTTCAGTTTCCTCGTGTATGGCCTCCGCCCCTTCCTCTTCTGGTTTTCTTTCAAGAGCTGCAATAAATTCATCAGGATAATTCTTCACCTGGAACAGCGCAAGAGCAGACCCAATTTCATATAGTGCCGCCTGCCGGAAAGTAGTACGCGGGTAATTACCTTTCCAGTCCACGTCCCTTTGGTTTACGTATCCTTCATTCGCTTCAGGCCGATATTTATATTCCGATTTTACTTCGCCAATATAGATCCGTTTGCTTCTTTTGGAAGGGTAGATTACCATGTCGCCTGTTTTAATTTCATGTACGAATCGCCAAAATATTCCGGCTGTATTTCGTATAGCGCCAACCGACATGGATTTATATGCCCGTTCCAGTTGTTTCTTAAACTCCTCCCTGTCCTTGTACTTACATAGATCACCAATAGCACGCCACCCAATTGCGATAACCTTATCCCTGATGAACAGGCTATCAGCTTCCCCCTCGCTACCTGCATGAATTCCCCAGATGGTCTTATCCGTCAT